ATGCGCAATTACAGGCAGTGGTTAGTTTTCAGTAAAGTCATATTAACGCTACTCGGGTTGACGGGATGGTATGGCCCGGCACAAGCCGCCGTTAATATTGACAGAACCCGAATTATTTTTGCTTCAGATGATGTCGCTCAATCGTTGACATTATCCAACGATAATACAACGCCGATGCTGTTACAGGTATGGACCGACGCCGGAAACATTGACGCCTCTCCGGATAATAGCAAAACGCCGCTGGTGGCGCTGCCGCCGGTATTTAAAATGCAGCCAGGAGAACTGAGAACGCTTCGCCTGCTCCTGAGTTCCCGCCAGCAGCTGGCAACGGACCGGGAGAGTCTCTTCTGGCTAAACATTTATCAGATACCGCCAGTCACCCAGGACATTAAAAACCACCCGCGAAAACTGGTATTACCGCTTCGTTTGCGGCTAAAAATTTTAATTCGCCCGACCGGATTAAAAGCGCCAACGGAAGCGGAGGAGAAAAAATTACGCTTTATTGCTAAAGAGAATACTATACGGATAGTTAACCCCACCTCGTGGTATATGAGTTTAACACTAACGATGGATGACAAGAAAAGTATCGGCGATATCATGGTTGCGCCGAAAACAGCACTTGATGTGCTGCTAACACGCTCGCCAACGCCGGGGGCATCGATAAATTATGCAGTAATCAATGACTCCGGGAACTGGCGACAATATACCGCCATACTGGAAAAATATATTAGTGAGAGTGATTTTGTTCCTGTGTTTTGATGGGAAATATTCAGGGATACAATCGTATCCCTGAGGCAAGCCAGACTCAGCATGTACCATTGTCAAAAATAGCATTAAGCTGATATTTTACTTTTCGCACGGCATCTTTGTTCTGTTGAGTTCCCTTCTCCTCAACAGACATATCCCATACGTTTTCATTATCTGATTCAATTAATGTGTAGAACGTATTATTATTACGCATCATATAACCGCGAAAATTATTTTCGATGCCCGTTGTCACAGGCTTGGCAGCCCCTGAAATAACAGACTCTATCTCTTTATTGAAAAGCTGATATTGAATATTTGCGCAGTTTAAATCACAGGCAGAACATTTAAGATTTAAAACAAGCAGTATCGTGTTATTTTCAAAAACAAGGGCATAATGATTGCTGGCAGATGAACATAACGGGAATAGCGCGAGAAGGAGAATTATTATCAATTTCATATTATTATATAGACTCCGTCAAAGAAAACTTTCATTTCACTTGTTCTTCTGTTAACTCACCCTTTCATTTCACGCCCCTGAGAATAGCGAAAGGCATACCATGCAGAACGAATGCTTTCCGGACTGACGTCCTCACAGGCATCCATACCATGCCAAACAAGTACGCGAGAAAGAAAATGAGAAGATTGTTATGAAAGGAAAGTTTGTAACCGCTTGATTGAAATGGTGCCGATAATAGGAGTCGAACCTACGACCTTCGCATTACGAATTATAAGAACTACCTTTTAAGTCAACAACATACCGCGTCATACCTGCGCTCACACGTCCCATCTTCGAAAAACATGCAAAGCCTTGCAAGCCGATGCAAAGCTTTGTGTGTCCCGTTTTTGTCCCAAACCACTTAGCAATCAGCAATAAAAATTGATCGGTAACAACGATCAATTAACGCGCAAACAATAACTTTAAACTATCAAAGATTACATTATTGATCGTTTATATCGATCAAGGCAATTTGTAGTGCTACACTCCAGACCTTTCCGAATCCGCTGATTTTCATAATGTTGAAGTTATTCGCTAAGTACACATCGATCGGTGTTCTTAACACGCTTATTCATTGGGGCGTATTTGCTTTTTGTGTGTATGGGATGCATACGCATCAGGCGCTGGCGAACTTTTCCGGTTTTGTTATCGCCGTATCGTTCAGCTTCTATGCCAATGCGCGCTTCACCTTTAACGCCAGCACTACCACGCTTCGCTACATGATGTACGTGGGATTTATGGGAACACTGAGCGCCGTTGTTGGCTGGATGGCTGACAAATGTTCCCTGCCGCCACTCCTTACTCTTGTCACCTTTTCAGCTATCAGCCTGATATGCGGATTCATTTATTCAAAGTTCATTGTCTTTAGGGATGCGAAATGAAAATCTCGTTAGTCGTTCCGGTCTTCAATGAAGAAGCCACGATACCTATTTTCTATAAAACGGTTCGCGAGTTTGAAGAGTTAAAACCGTATGAAGTTGAGATTGTTTTCATCAACGACGGAAGCAAAGATGCGACTGAATCAATAATTAACAAAATAGCTGCATCTGATCCGCTCGTTATTCCGCTTTCGTTTACGCGAAACTTCGGTAAAGAACCTGCTCTTTTTGCGGGTCTCGACCATGCAACCGGGGATGCGGTCATTCCTATTGATGTCGATTTACAGGATCCGATAGAAGTTATCCCCCATCTCATTGAGAAGTGGCAGGCTGGCGCGGATATGGTGCTGGCTAAGCGCTCAGACCGCTCAACTGACGGGCGCATGAAGCGTAAGACAGCTGAATGGTTTTATAAGCTGCATAATAAAATCAGCAATCCAAAAATCGAAGAAAATGTTGGCGACTTTAGGTTAATGAGCCGTGCGGTTGTCGAGAACATCAAACAAATGCCAGAACGCAACTTGTTTATGAAGGGTGTGCTCAGTTGGGTTGGCGGAAAAACGGATGTTGTTAAATATGCCCGTGCCGAACGCGTGGCCGGTGATTCGAAATTCAACGGCTGGAAATTATGGAACCTGGCGCTGGAGGGAATAACTTCTTTCTCAACATTTCCGCTCCGCATATGGACTTACATTGGATTGTTTATTGCAGGTATGTCATTCCTTTACGGTGCATGGATGATTATTGATAAATTAATATTTGGAAATAATGTTCCTGGCTACCCGTCTCTTCTTGTTTCTGTTCTTTTCCTGGGTGGCGTTCAATTGATAGGAATAGGTATTCTTGGAGAATATATTGGTAGAATTTACATAGAAACCAAACAGCGGCCTAAATACATATTAAAGCGTAAGGGTTTTAAAAGTGAAATTTAATAGTAATGACAGGATATTTATATCAATCTTTCTTGGATTGGCGATTATATATACATTTCCTTTATTGACACATCAATCATTTTTCGTTGATGACTTGGGTAGGTCTTTATATGGCGGGTTGGGTTGGTCAGGCAATGGTCGCCCACTTTCCGACTTTATTTTCTATATCATTAATTTTGGAACCCCAATTATAGATGCTTCTCCGCTACCTTTAATGCTAGGGATAGTTATTTTAGCATTGGCACTTCCTGCGTCAGGGAAAAGCTGTTTGGAGATGACTACATCACAGCATCTCTTTGTTTTATGATGATTTTGGCAAACCCATTCTTTATTGAAAATCTATCATATAGATATGATTCATTAACAATGTGTATGAGTGTGGCAATATCTATTATCTCATCGTATGTCGCTTATCAATACAAGCTATAAATATCATAAATATCATCCATTTTAACCATTGCATTCCTTAGTCTTTATCAGGCTGCGCTGAATACTTACGCAATATTCTTGTTGGCCTTTATAATTTCAGATGTGGTTAAGAAAAACTCAATTTCAAATATCACAAAAAATACAGCATCTTCTGTCGCTGGTTTAATAATAGGATATTTTTCCTATTCTTACTTTATTGCAAAAAGACTTGTAACAGGTTCTTACAATATCGAACATAGTAAGATTATAGAGATAATTGGATATGGTCAGAGGTGTTAATGCAAAGAAATGTGTTCTCCAGAAATTACAGACTATATGACAAAGAGGTGAAACTTGAAAATGGGTGGAAAAAATCTGGTAATAACGTATACGATATTGGTGTTGTAGGGGAAACCATAGTTGTTAGGTTTAATTAGCTATAGAACATTTACCATAAAATAAAAATGGGTGTTTACACCCATTTTTATTACATATCTAAAGTGTTGCTAAGGTTAATCTAACTAATTCTCCATTGGGTTTTTTCACTAAAGCCTTTAAAGAAGTAGAATTATTTTCCCAATATGGCAAAAAACATGAGGAATCCTTTATAAAATCATCTGACGCGATGTCAGGGACAAATGGTATCTCTGCCCCCCTGCAATCTTTGTGGTTAACTTTTAATGATACAGCGTCAGGTGTGTTACCTGAAATAGCAGTAAGTTGAGTCCACGCTGAGCCAGAACCGGGCCCCCCGTTAATGTGGGAGTACAATGCTCCGCTATCTAAGGTCTTTGATAACTTATGAATCCGCAGTTTAATCGCTGCGCTATCATAGCCGAAACTATTAGCGCGGATATTACCTAACCCTTCTTCTGCCAAATTAGCAACATTAATTCTAGAGGGGTCTACCATCCCGGTGATACCGCTTACGGTAGAGTTAGGGGCGTCTATGGTTAGACCCTGCCCATCGGTTGAGCGGATCCCAATTAAACGTAAACCGTTCACACGGCAAGCCCCAGATATATAAATCTGATTAGCCTGGAAATCCTTAGTATTGGTGTCAATTATGGCTATATTGGTAAATACTGATTCATGGGTGAGTAGGTACGCGCCAGAGCCAGCGCAATCTTCTACGGTAATATTAGACACATACATGCCCTTACCATCCATACCAAAACCTACACCTAACGCCCCGCGAACCAGAAGATTATCAATCAGGTGATTTAGGGGTAACTGATGCAGTGGGTATTGGGTTATAGGGTAGTCCCCAGGCCTGTCCAACTCCGGATTCATGTCAGTGTCAGCACCTAAATCGAATCCGTCCCATACGGGGTAAATAACGACCGAGTCGCGGAATTGCAGATTATAGTTGCGAGAGGTTGTCGAGCCCACAGTACCTTGCCAAGTTTTAACACCACTCTCCCCAGCGCGATATGAAGTAAACCCAATAACTCCACCATCACGTTCAAAGCCACCATTATTACGTAAAAATTGGGCGCTACTTACTGATCCATAGCTGGTTCGTCCGCCAATGACATAGTTACCCTTACCCCAATCGCCGCTAAGGTTTTCGAAGGTTATAATGCCATCTTTACCTCCGCTTGGATTATTGGCGTCTACCATCTTGCAGAAGTGACACCCTCTAAACAAAAAACCAGCCATTAGACCGCTAGCCCGATGAACTTCGACCCCTATACATTCTCTAATTTCTAACGTAGACGTTATATTTTGCCCTTTTGCATTAGGTGGGAGTAACGTTTCTATTCCTGGGAATTTAACGTAATCGCTTACGGTTGGCTGATACCCATCGGTTTTCGATTGTTTTAAAGTGGCAACGACCGCTGCGGCATCCGTTAGCCACTGATTGTCATCCGTCCAAGGCTTGATAACCCATGGTGTTGTAGTGCTTTCCATAAAAACCCCGGCAATGCGGGAACCTTTGCCTAATTTCGTAAAAATAAGATTTCCATCTCCTATAAACTTAGCTTTACATTCTATAGTCAGAACCTTACCACCAAAATCAACTTTCTCTCCATTATAAAAATGATAATCAACATCGATAAGAAGGCCATCAACCGCAGCAGATGCTGCATCCTGCAATGTTGGATAATCTGATAATTTTACTGAATACTTAAATTTTTTATCAGCTTCTATTGAATATTGATCTGGATCGTACTTCAATACGTTAGCAATATAGTCAACCTGAGAACCATTGGCATCATAGATAGCCATGCTATGACCCTGAACGGTGACAATTTTCACCAGTTGGCCGTTGTATACGATTTTACCGGCTGCGTTGATAATTAGCGGCTGAGCAATCTGGACGTGAGAGCCATCCTCATTTTCAATGTATACGGGTATCTGATTGGCAGGATTAACCGGATCGGTATCAATCTGACCAATGTAAATTTTCCCATTAGCAACAGCTTTAAACGAACGGGATTCAGTAAAGATTGGACGAGGGTTAGAAACAACTACGTTGGCAGTGATATCTGTCATTTAATGTGCTCCAGATGCAAGGAATCGCCGCAGCGTGGCTACGGCAATGCGTCATTAAGACCACGGTGGTCTTATTGTGGATACAACCAGTAGATCATATGATGCCGATCCACTTACAAAAGTGAGGCATCAGAAATGGGAAGAGATGACCCGCAATTTAACCTCAGGCTACCCTACGAGCTGAAAGAAAAGGTTAAGCAGAGGGCAAAGGCAAACGGAAGGTCACTAAATGCAGAGCTAGTGCAGATAGTGGCTGATTCACTTGAAAAGCCTACGCCTGTAATCGGATACAGGGATGATGCTGAACGCGAAGCAGACATCGTATCCAGAGAAATTCAAGAATTAGTATTCGAAAAGTTGAAAGATTTCTATCGAAAAAAATAGCCCGGCGAACCGGGCTTTACTCATTTTTTGCAAGCTATATACATGCTTCTTGATATGGTGTTTGTTGCAAATGCGTTGCCAGTACTTCCGTCAATGTTTGCAATAGCTCCCTGATCACTACCAGTGCTAATCAGGTCATAGCCTTTTGAACCACAAAGATCTCCGGCCTTGGCCTGACACATAGCCCATGAACCACCTACTCCAGAGCATTCTATGGTATATGCCTCTCTTCCATCTGGAGCATACGTTTTTGTTGCTGTAGCGCACCCAGCGAGAAATACACAAAAACAGCCAACCATCACACCTTTTTTCATTATCATCACCCAATTAAGTAAGGGATTCAGATAATATATAGATCAAAGAATGATCTCTATTGGTTCCTACGAGGATTTATGAACAGAGACTTATTGAACTTTGCATTCCTTATCTTCGGCATCGTAGTTGGTAGACTGCTATTCGCTTAATGCATCTGATTTAGCGCCTTGAGCAACAGAGTTAACAGCCCGCTCAACTTCGGCTAACGCTTTCTCGAATGCGGTAGAACCACGTGGAGTATTAGCCAGGCGAAGCATTGCATTACGTGCTGGTTCACTCTCATACATTCTTGCCAGCAAACCATACCCGCCACCAACACCTACCAGTGCAGGGTTAGTTACTGTTCCAATACCTAGGATGAACGGTATAGTTTGCTGACCTGTAGGCGTTGTTACTCCTGCCTGACCGGCACGCTTGGTTGCCTCAAGATAATTCTTAATCCCCTTCAGATACGCAGCATCACGGCCTTTGAATGCTATACCGGTCTGGTTAGACATCAGGTTAACCTGTCTCAGGAACTGGTCAGGTGAGCCTCCTGATTTCTCCATGGCCTTTCCGATTATGCCGTTGCGCATCTGAGCGCGCCCCACCTGACCGACTGACCGGTACAGATTCTGAACTTCTGATTTGTTCTTGCTGAATAGCATGTTGTTGACCACTTCAGGGGTCAGGTCTCCTTTCATGATCACGTTCTTAAGGCGCGTATTCTGTAGCTTATTTGCTTCGTCAGCGTAGATGGCGTTAGCTTGCTTATAGCGACGCAGTGTGTCATTACCAAGATTCTGTCCGATGGCGCTATCGATATCACTAGTCATTGCGTTGTAAATGCGCTGAATAGCTGCGTCAGATCGGTTTGGCAAGACCGTTCTCTCTCCTTTAACATCCTGCCTAAACTGGCTTCTCAGTCCGCTCAACTGCTGCAAATCCATTGCCACTGGACCGCTTGCGCCAGCATTGCGGGTAAGCTCATCGCGATAGGCCTGAAGCTTAGAAATCGTATCGTTATCCGCAACCTTTCCAAGTTTCTGCAAACTGGCTATTTCAGTATCAATCTGCTGAATTGCCTTTGACGGCTGAATGTTTACGCCTGCCATTGCGTTTTGCACTTGTTCCAGCCTATTCCCCGCTGCGCGCTTTATTCCTGACGTTTTTGCTTTCAGACTACCAACTACAATCGACGGATCGTATTCACCAAATCGCGATGCAAACTCATCTACCAACTGACTGCGAGCTTCTTGCTGATTAGCTCGCATAGTGCTTGTCCCGGCAAATGGGATGTTTTCAGCTGTGGTTTGTGCCATGCGCCCGACGCGGGAATTTGGCTGCAAAACGTCAGTTGTATGCAAAGGAACATCTGCAGCATTAGCGAACTGAATAGCCTGCTGCGCTTCTGGTGCGATCGTCCCGCGAATACCACGATAAGCAGCTCCAGCGGCTCTACCTAACTTATTGATTGCCCCGCCTAATGCAACACCAGTTCCTAAGTCTGTTGCCAGTGCTTCTGGATTATCACGCTCACTGTTTGCAGCCAATGAACCAACAGCGTTCTCCGCCAGCAAGCGTGATGCACCCTGAGCAACTCGACCGGCAATAGATGGTGCCTGCGCTGCAATTCTCTCGACCCCAACAGGAGTCAAATATGGCAGTGCTTCAGAGAAGATTTTACCTTCTGTCGTCTGTGGAGTAAGCGCACCTTGTTGCAAGACAAAGCCCTGCTCAAGTCCTTGTGTCGTGACGCGAGGCGCTGGCTGATAAGTTCCGTCACCAATGCCAAGCTTCTGACCAGCCCATGCCCCAGCGCTGGCGACAGCATCAGCCATTGATGCCGGGATATTTGCCAGATTAACGCCAGCCTGTAGTAATCCACGCCCAGTCTCTGCAGCAGCATTGCCAAGGTCAGAAATGAAGCCGCCTTGTTGCTGTGGCTGGCTTCCTGGGGTCATAGATGTGCCCTGCTGTTCCTGCTGTGCAGACTGTCCAGAAAAATACTCATCAATAGCCGATCCAATATCCTCAGTGCTTGTTCCTTCTGGGAATGTGAATGTCTTACCGTTGGCTGTAACTTTCATTATTCCACCGTGAATTGAATTCCAGATTTAGACGTGTAGCTTACTCCGACTGATTGCTGAGTCGCTGGCTGCTGCCTTGATGATTTCTGCCCACCATTATCAACATTAACGTTGTACTGCTGGTTATAATTGTTGGTGTATTCCTGAATCTCACGAATAGACTGCTGCATAGCCTCCGGGCTTGAGTAGTCAACCTGCGGCATCCCCTGAAAATACATCTTCACTTCTGCAATGGTGTTGATACCGCTAGCGCCCATATCTCTTGCTGCTGCCACGCCCTGATTCTGCATTCTTCCCTGAATACGTTGTGCGGAGTTATATAACTGGCGTTGCTCTTTGCCTGTGAGTCGGCTGCGAACATCTGCACCAATTGCCGGATTTCCTGCTCCGCCAGTCATGCCAGTCATAAAATCGAGAGCAGAAGCATCTGCATTTGCGATTGCGTCAATGTCTTTCTTCATCGCGTAGTTCTGTGCGCTTGCCGCAGACGTTGGAGGTGCTGCAATAGCACTTGCCGGTACGCGAACCATATTGCCGTTATCGTCAATGCCTTCGTAAAATGCATTAGCCCCTGCGCCGTGAAGTTTTCCGTCAATGTTGACTGTTCTACCATCTGCAAGCTGAACGACCCGATTCCCGTCGACTCCTGATATCGTTCTGGCGTTTGCCCTTTGCATTGCCAAATCCTGACCGCGGCGGGCTGTAGAGGCTGACATGTCTTGTCCGCGCATAGTAATATTTTGCCCGCGAGCCTGAAGTCCTTCCCCTGCTTTATTGCTGCGGATTGTTTCAGCAAGTCGACCTCGGTCAATCTCGCGACCTGTCAACTTGTCCTGAATATCAAAATACTTTTCTGGTCCTACCGCGTGCATTCCAATAAGGTCTGTTAACTGCGTGAAGCCTTCAGGGCTTTGTTGATATGTCTGCCACGCCTGTTCAGGAGATACGCCAATTTGCTGCAGCGTATTCTGGTGAGTGGCAAGCTCTCGCATCACCGCTTCTGGCCCCTGAGCGGCGGCAATATTCAATCGTGCAGACATATCGCCCATCGCCTGATTTCTGTCAGCATCAACAAACCCCATGCCCTGACGAATTGTTTCAATCTGGTCTGGATTGGTGGCTGCAAGTTGACGCAAGGCGTCGCGATCACCTGCCGCATAAGCCTGACCGAAAGCTTTTTGAAAGTCAGAAAGCCTCTGAGCAGCCTCATTCTGCTGTATTGCCTGGCCAACTGCGCCAAGCCCCTGAGCAAGTTGAACTCCAACGTTTGGGCGCTGGCTGAAGTCGTAACTGGATAATGATGGTTGTCCGGGCGCGTTCTGGTTCGCTACCTGCATTGATGGCAACCCGGCGAGTTGAAATGTAGCCACGATAACTCCTTAGAAGAGTGAGCCAAGCAATCCGATACCTGCGCCAATACCAGCACCCCATGGCGTCGATGCACCAAGCATCCCGGCAAGACCAGCTCCTGCAAGAGCACCACTTGTACCACCGCTAATGGCACTTCCAAGCGTTGATTGACCAGAACTCTGAGAGCGGATCGCCGCCATCTGTTGCGCAAGATTACCTGCGTTATTTGCATAGTTCTGTCCTGCCGATGCCTGGCCTGCTGCCGCAGACTGACCAACGTTTAACAGGTTGCCATAGTTTTGCATCTGCCCTGACAACCAGTTCTGCCCGAGCGTTGGTGCAATGGATGCAATTTGGTTTGATGTTGCTGTAGAGCCAAGACCTCCGGTGGCTTCCGCTGCATTCAGGCTTTGATAGCGAGCCTGATCAGCCAACTGTTTATACTGGTCTGAGTTGTAATACTGATTGAGAGCGCTGTTCTGACCTTCCAGCGTTGATAGCTGCTGAATCTGCTGGAGAGCCGGCAAACCTGCGGCGGCGTAAGGTGCCAACTGTTCCATCACGCGATTGAATTGTTGGTTTTGCAGGTCTGCGGCGTACTGTGTTGCTCTTGCGGCCTCTTTTGCTCCGCTGCTTGATGAGCCGCCTTTACCGCCTTTTTCAGGGTAAAGAGGTTCCTCACCGCGCAGTTTCCTGCCCAGCTTAAATGCATATAACATGGCTATCTCCCGTGATTCAGGAAGTCGATTAGTTCTTCGCGTGTGGCGCTGTAAAACGTCACGTCATCCACGCCTTTGAAGTATTTCTTGATGGTTCCTACACGCTTAAGGCCAATCATTGCGCAGTACATTTGACCGTGGCGAAATTTGCGTGCAGCAAATGATGTAACGCACTGAACGGTGGTGTTGGCGAGAATGTATCGCCAGAACGTCAGCCCGATTTCCTTACTGAATCCTCTAATCTCAGGCAGATACATGGCGTGGCAGTCAAAGGTCAGCGGCTGAATCTCGTTGTAATACACGATGCCACCGAACTGACCATGTACGTTCACTTCGAAATAGCGGCACTCAGGCTTGTAGTCGTATCCGTCACCGTTGTTGCTCCCGGCAATAATGTCAGGATGGTTGCCGACAGTTTCTATCAGGTCGATGTTGCGTGTTGGAGTAAATGTAATCATTAATCAATCAACCCATGTGCACGCAAGGTGTCTTCCAAAGCCTTAGTGCGCCGACGCTCAGCAATTAGAGCATTGGCTATAGCCTGTATTTCAGATTGCGTGTAAGTATCGCTAACGGTGAATGTCAGGTCAGCATTGAATACGCCTTTATTCGCCGTACCTGTTGCCGCGGTCCATCCAGTCTGGCGAGCGCCAACAACTTTTGTACCGTTAACAGAATAATTTCCTGATACGCTAAGGGATGAGGAAAGAGTTTGAGTTCCTGTTCTGCTGAGTGAAACATAATCAACGATTATCTCTGATACCTTACCCTCGATATCCTGAACTTTTATTTTCAGGCCATTAACATCATTCTCTATTTCAAGAAGCTTTACTTTTATTCCTGAAATATCCTCTTCTGTTTTTGCAATTCTTTTTTCGTGCTCATCAAGAATTAAATCCTGCTCATCATTTCTGACCTGCGCATCATAAGCACCGCCTCCTGCCTGATTTGCCTTTTCTGCAATGGAGCCAACATCAGTACCCTGATTTATGACATACAGAAGGTAAGACTGACTGAATATGTTGCGAGGGAGAATAGATGCATCAATGCGTGTAGCCTGAACCACGACAGGCTTATTAAGTGACGGGTCTGCCATATGTTACTCCAGACGAATTTGACACCCGGATAGTGTTACTGGTGATTTGGTGATTACCCGCAGTTTGAATCCGATTAATCGACGAATACGACCTACACGCTTCCATAAAACTCTCTTGTCGTACACAAACGGCTCATTCTGCTCAATCATCTGTTCGCGGCCGTAATTGATTCCGTCTGTGGTTGCAGACAGGAACAGGCGGCCAGCGTACTGCGCAACGCCTGTCGAGGATTCAACTTCCAGATCGAAGCATCTGGCGTTATCAGCCTTGAAGATGGGAGTAAACAGCAGATGTTCTTGCTGCTTGTCGTACTGACTACTAATGTCGAATTGCAACTGCCCTGTCACCGCTTCTGACTTGTCGCCACACGTAATCTGGTTGCCTTCGTACATGAAATCGATGGCGCGATAAACATCGTCGTATAAACCGGTTTTCAGTACGCACCATTGCGGCCCGTTCTGGCTTGATGAGGCATCGTAAACCAGCACATGACGCGGGAGATGGATAATCAGCAGTTCATGCGAATCGAACCTCAACGCCTCCATCACCCCGGTTGCCAGTTCATCAGCCGTGTATGAGCGGATAATTTTCTCAATACTGGCCGTCGCAATTGGTGAAGCCTGCCCTGACCCGATGATGTAGACGGAAGGTGCGCCAGTAGCCGGGTGACTGATGAATGCATATGAATCAGCGAATGGCGTTTTACAGTATGTTCCGGCAATCCCCTTCTGTACCATTAACGATGGCTGCGCGACATACAACGCAGCGCCAACGGTGGTTGCGCCTGTCAGGGAGAAATACTCTATCGTCGACGAGCCAAAGCAGACGATGAAATCTCGCCATGAACCTATGCCAATTATCCCGTCAGGCTGCGATTCTGCGCGATATTCTGCACTGTAGCGGTCAGGATGCGATTCATCTTCAAGGTCAGTGATAAACCATGAATCTGTACCGTCTTTTGACCATGCATAACGCCCACGTAAGCGAGTAATGTCACGGACTGAGCCTAACTCATACTGCGTGAATCCGCTGTCTGCAGGCCAGTTTGAGACGGTTTTAACCGCGCCATCATAGCGATACTCGATGAGCTGACCATTAACGCCTACCGCCTGTGATGTGCGACCATGTGCCATTGATACGCGACCGCTTCCGGCAACATCACCGACTACGGCTTCACCTTTGTAGAGCTTGCCGCCACAAACACGATATACAGCGTTCTGAGCGGTGTTATACTCAACTCCGCGCGATACTCCATTTACATCGTTGCGCTTCGCTATGCCCGGGAATGAGCGTAAATAACCCGATGAGTCGAGGACTTCTTTTGGTGTGGCCAACATGTTGATTGGTAGGTAATCAATGTAGTCGGCATTCTTGAAGTCCTTACCCATTCCCTTCATCATGGGGAGTTGTTGAATCGGCATTCTGCTCTCCGGGGAAATAATGCCATTCGTTCAGATTGGCGAAACTGTTTCCACTGCCAGTTGGCATACGTGACGGGTAAGGCGCTCGTTTAGCTCTGGCGATGGCGGTCTGCTTATAGAGAAGTTCCTTCCCATATTTAGCGGTTGCGATAATTTTGGCGGTAGCCTCAAGCGCATAATCCGGAGCAATTCTGCAGGCCAGATTGTGGAATACTGCGCTGACTGCGCTTGAGCGAAGACCGTGATCATCACCATCAGCGGGAGGATTATCATCATCTGAGAATACATAGCCGGTGATGATTCCCTTTCCGTCCTGATACCACTCAGCCATCATCGCTTCAAGGTCGTCAACAGCATCCTGCATAGACTGAGGTTCGATATCAGTGAGAGTTGCATCTGATGCTACACCAAGCTTACGCAGCGCCGCCCTGGCCAGATCGCCTTTAGTCTTTATCTGCATCGCTTTCCGCCTTAGGCTTTGGTCCTGGCTTTTTGCGTTCTTTGGTTGCCGGTTCTTTCGGTCGCAGGCTTAGCAGACGATTCAACACATCATCTGCCGTGTGGCCGTCCCATTCCTTGCCAAACTCAATTTCTGTGCCTTTAGGCAGATGTTCAATTTCACTCTCTGGGAGGTGGTATGTTACCGCGCCTTTTGGGGTGTCGATGCCAGCTAACACCCATCCATCCCATTGCTCGCCGTCATGATGCTGGAAGCTCCACCATGCGCTTTCTGGGAAGGCATTCATTAGTGTTGAAAACAGGCGCACTCGATGTGCATATAGTTCGTTAAAGGTGTGGTATCCATCAGATACTTCACCCATGTCTTTCTTGGCCACTCCTGACTCGCCGATTGGTTCGTCATTAGTCTCCGGCACCTCATTTGGGTGCTTAACCCAACCATCGTCAAGGTGATCTTCTACATCGCTGTCGTCGACAACTTTAGCCTGAACTTCCTTGCCCCATACCTTCGTTCCACGACCCTGCTTATATAGCATTACGCCCATATGTCACCTCAAATAAGAAAGGGGCCGAAGCCCCTGTTAGTTACGCAGTCTGACCAGGCAGGCCAACACCGATTGCTTCCGGTCGTGTCGCGTTTACGCCGTACCACAGCGCAATACGGCACAGGCCGGACAGGGTGGAAATATCACCCTGCGTAGCGAAGATACCGTTAAGGCCGACATCCGGGATGCTGAATGAGGTAGTTTTCATACCTGCAAACAATTCGTGGTTAGCAGGAATGGGCTGAGACACAATACGGATGGCGTCATCAGCCCAGAACACGTTGGTGCGAGCATCCTTAACGTTCAGGATGTTCACCGCCATCGCATCAGCCAGCGAGGTGTTAACGTTGGCGTATGCCCGTTGCTCAGGAGAAAGAGAAACATCATCCAGTGCTACAGGCTTCGGCGTGATTTCAACGTGAGTACCATCAACAACGCGAACTACGGAGAAAGTCGCGTCCTGCGCCAGTACGTTCTTAGCCATCTGACCAAGGAACTTCACGCCAGCAAACGAAATTTTGTCGCCGCGTTTCAGGCCGGTGGTTGCAGACAGGGTGACGGTAGCAAAACGGTTATCAACGTTAACTTTGTTGCCATCGTTATCCAGTTGCCATGCGACAGGCTTGAAGGACTGCGCACCGGATACAGTGATGCCAGTTGCGGTGGATTTGGTCAGCACAGGAAGTTTCGGAGAGCGCAGGACATCATCGAAGCCAGCAACCTGACGCTGAATGGTGCCATCGCGGTATGCTTCTTCAGGGATGCGCCCGAAGATATCACGCTTGGTCAGGTCATAACCCGCCTTTTTGTAGTCCTGCGGGTTGAAGAAGTACGATGTTCCCATGTCGCGGTTAAGTTCGCGGGAGAACATCAGTTCTTCTGCATCGGCCACAAAGTTCCATGCATCTGCGGTATTAGTGCCGATTGCATCCGGAGAAGTGATAACCAATGACCCCATCTCGGCGGCCATGTTTGCGACTTTCAGCTCAACGTTATTCGCCAGCTTGCGAGCGGCGGACTGGATGCGGTGACGATACGCAGTCTCGTCTCGCAAGTCATCGGCGCGTAACTGGAAGAAGTCGTTATCCGGCTCTCCCATGTTTACCGCGACGTTGAGTTCCAACAAGCCTGTCGCTTTATCAGTTAAATCCCAGCCCTCCTGAGTGGGAGACTCCTGCTCTACAGGCATCCATATGGTATTACTGGAGCGCTGCATAGAAGCGGCAGGCGGGGTGTATTTCTTGGCTTTCTGCGCCATTGGAGTGATTGCGGAGATGGTTTCAATAATCTCATCCACCGCCAGTGTAACAATTTGACCTTCGTTCAAAGCCATTATCGGATTCCTTTAAGTTTTGCCTTTAGCTTGCGGTAGGTTTCCACATCTCCCTTGCTCGCAGCAGCATCCATTTGTTTACGAATGGCATCTTTATTTGCTGCGCTGACATCACCGGTAATCGGCTGGTCAGCAGGGGGAGCGGAAGAGATTTGTTTACCGCGAGGCTTGAGAGTTAAGCGTTCGGATAGTCGAGTGAGTTCAATCAGCGCGGACTGCCCATCCATCGCCAGTAACTGGCGGGCTTTCTCCGGGTTTGCCCCCAGGTGATACATGAGCGCGGCGGACTTCTCCGGGAACAGGCGCATAATGTCGGCCCCAACCGCAGGCGGAACCAGTTGCATAAATGCGTCTTCTTTCTCCTGATAGTCAGGGATGTTGAGCTTTTCCGCCGCGTCATAGTGTTTGCGGGCAGCTTCGACGTATTGCGCTGATTGCTGGGTAAACTCCTGAGTCTTGCGGCCCTGTTCTGCTACGGCATTGCTGCGGGCGTCCTGCGCTTTCATTAGCCATTCGGTATTAGCAGCATTGAAAGCGGCAAGCGCACGGCTGTTGTCGTAGTCATATTTAGCCAGGCCTTCTTCTGACAGATAGGCGTTAATGTCTGGCTGAGGAGGAAGGTCAGGGTTTACCCGTAAACTCTCCGGCAATTCTCCGCGTTTAACTGCCTCCATCTGCTGCTCAAGCTCGCGCTGTCGTTTGCGCTCGATGCGGCGGCGGGCGAATTCTGCGTTCTTTGCCGGGTCTTGTTTTGGTGCTGTCTCATCGTCCTTCAGGACAATCTCAAAGCCCTCTTCCTGACCTGCATTGTCGTTGGCATTATCGACAACTAAGCTATCAGCAGATGCCGCTGCATGATCGCCGGACAGGGTTAAGTCTTCAGTTGCCTGAATTTCGGTGGTTGGTTCCATGATTAACTCTCTCTTATTGAGGTGTCTCGGCTACACTGCCGGAAGGTTGATTTTGTCTCTGCGATTGCAGGATATTGGCAATGTCCATTCGCTGCTTGTGCGTCTGTTCATCGCCTTTAAGGAGTAACTCAGCATTTGCGCGAGCGTCTTCGCTGCGGTCCTGCTGGAATGAGGCAACGGTTTTAAGGAACTCTCTAAACTCAGATTGTTTACTGAGGTCCATGTTGTTGAAGATTTCTGCGATTCTGGCAGCGTTAAGCTGGTTCTGCGCTTCGACTTTAGCTGCATCGATTTGCAGGGACAGCGTCTGGTTCTGAGCTTTAGCCAGTTCAGCCTGCCCCTGCAGGAGTACGCCCTGAGCCTGAACCATTGCCGGGTCTTGTTGACCTTGTTTGGCTTGTTGCGCCTCTACTAACCATTGCTGCTCTTCGGGCGTTTCTGGCTTCTTAACGCCCATCTGAATAAGCTGCTTGTTGGCATAGTCACGCATCATCTCAACACCTTTACCATCAAGCAGGGTGAAGTACTGAAGCAACAGCAGTTGATATTCTGGCGTTCCCTGTGGCGTCTTGCCGAGCAACTCAAGAATTTCTGCGCGGTTTTGCTGCTTCATGGACTGGAATGATGGTCCAACATCCGTGTAGCACTCATAGCGCCCCCTGATATCGTTCAGTACCTGCCGCTCACCAGTGGCAAGGTCAACAACCTCAGCCATTAGCTGAACCTCTTTTTCACTGCCATCCTCAAGGGTGATTGTCACGCTGCGAGGAACATCGTAGATGTCGTTAACTATCGACTGGTAAATCTCACCGTCACGGCGCATAGCGGTAGCCAGATTATCCTGAAACACGTATGTCTCAAGGTCAGCCCGCATATTGAGTTGGTTTACGGTATCGAATGCAACCTGATTACCATTAACCGACCCAGCATCTACACCAAGAGTGGCAACCTCTTTTACTGCGCTGGTTGCAGCTTCCAGCATATAGGCATTGGCCTGTGGAACTTCAGGATTTTCATAGTATGCCAGCGGCTGAGTTGGCATTTCTCCGTTGTTCTCATCCGTGCGATTGAGCAGGTAATACGGGTAATCGTCGTTACCGTCATACATATGCTCAAAGCCTGCAATCTGTTCAGGCCAGAAGAACGGCTTCTTCTTCGGAGTACGGGCCACGATGTCGGCGTTGAACGACATAATCATGTTGCGCAGACGCTGACCGTCTTTTGTCAGGCGGACGACACCCTCATACACTTCTTTATCTTCAACGAAGCCCCACTCTCCGAATACCGGAACAATTGGGATATGTTCGCCAGCAATGAGCTGCTTGTCTTTGAGTACAGCAGTGCAGGTGATAATCGATTTGTATACTCGGCGACGCTTAATCTGGCGCTCTGCAATTTTGATAAATCCACTATCAGCCAGGTCGTCGATGACGTCTTTAATATCGCGCTTAAAGTAGCTTACCGGCTCACCCGTAACCGGGTCTTGGTAGATAAACGCCGTCTCTTTCTTCTCGACCACTTCGTAAAACTCAGCGATCTGAATTGTGTCCTGCGTCAGCCATGGAAATACCCAATCGTTTGGGTTCTGGAATGATGGAATATCATCCGCATCGAGGTCGTATTTTTCTGCGAAACCTTCCCAACCATTCTGGCTCATTGAGTGGATAACTGTGCAGTGACGGGCGTCAGACTTGTCCATCAGTTTGCTGTTGCTGTCCCAGATAACATGGGAGCAGGCACTATGGATAGGCTCTCGACGGATAACCTGATTGTTGCTCGTCGGACTTTGATCTTCGTAGTCAGTGACCAGACGCCACGCACCTACGCCAGATTCAATCTGCTCACGAACAGCGACGTTGACCGCGATTTTTGCCGTATTGTGTCGCATGTCTGTGCGATACATGCCCATTAGCACATCAGCAGCGTCAGGACTTGCTCCATCCTTTGGGCGATACAGAACATCAACAGGGTTCTGACGCATCTCAGAAACGAGTTTGCGCACCACAGGACGTACCACATCGAACTGCCCGCGATATTGTAGGGTTGTGTATTGTGATAGCCAGTCATCCCACTGAGATACGCGGGAGAAGAAGAGATCATTCTTGGCCTCCCTTCTGGCTTCATCGCTGGCTGTCCAGTCCGCATCAAAGCGCGACAGGATGCTCTCCAGCCTGTTTTCATTGTCGGCCATTATCGTCCTCTGCGTACTGGTCTAATAGGTGCGGGGATTTTCTTTTCTTTCGGCTTTCTGATATCGCGCATCATCCTGGCGAAGCGGCGCATCATGTAGCCGTAGCGAGTAGCATCGAGCACATCATCGTTGGTCTTGACAATCTTGCCGTTCTCGTCGCGATGATATAGACGGAACTCTTCAAAAAATGGTTCGCATGTGTTGAATACTTTGAATCTTCCTTCAAGCATCAGGTCACGAAGTTCACTAATGCCTGACTCTACTGAGTTACCGCCATCCGGGAACGTTGCGTGTTCGGGAAGCATAGAGAACCCGGCGTCCGCATATTGGGTTTTAAGTTGCTCACCACCGCCCTTTTCGTGTTGGTGACCGTCATGAGGCCACGCGACAGGTATTTTGTTAGCCCACGACTTAACAGCACCCCATGCCTGAACTGCGGTGTTCTCTGATTTCTTCCACACACGCGCCAGATAGAAAACATCTGCGTCTTTGTCCCACCAAAGCTGAATGTGAGCTTGCGGGTGGTTCCATCCGAAGTCCTGAGCGTCGATAACATAGAAGTGATCGGGGCACTCAAACGGCTGGCACTTAATCGTCTCTTCTGGTATCTGGAAGATTCGCCCGCTACCCATCGTAGGAATACCACGAGCACGTGCCTCTCTCTCATGCTCAGGATAGGATGCTATGATTTGCTCTTTCTGCTCGTCGGTGTAGTGCTCAGCATCATAGATGGTCATGTTGACCACTTTCTGAGACTTGCTGGGATTCTTCAGGAACTTGGTGACAACGTCAGACATCCCCATCAGCGGGGTAAACGTCAGAATAGAGAATTGCCCGTATTTGTTGGTACGGGTAAGACCTTCGCCATAGATGCTATATGGCGGCTCTTCGTCAAACCAGACGCCGTGAATTGTGTCGCCCTGCCAGCGGGCGCGGCCCTGTGAGTAAGGCTTGAAGTAGCATATTGAGATGCCATCTTCGACGCCTTCTGGCGTGTGGTGCTTAACAAGAAGGTGATCAACAAGATTAGGGAAGAATGGTGACTTCTTCCAACTAATGATGTCCTCTTTCGGGATTGATCCGTAGCCGGGTTCATCATTCTCTTCGATACGCCCGCACAGGATTCGTTGAGTCGTTTTGGTTACAGTCTCGTTTGTTTCACCGCCAATCCAGAAGACAACTGGCTCATAGAAACGCTTACCTTTCCACTCTCCGCCATATTTACCATCAGCCGGATAGCCTTTTGTTCCCGGATAACGCCCGGTAAGGTGAAACGCGACTTCAGCAGCACCAGTAAATGACTTACCAAGCTGGTTACCAGCCATAAAACATCGCTCTGGATAGTCATGCCCGGCATCGATGAACTCACGCTGTTTGCTGTATGGCGTAAATTCATATAGCAGGTGTGTATTTCGGTAGTTCTCTTCTTCTTCGAGTAGCTCGAGCAATTCGATTTGCTCTTCGTCGCTCAGGCTATCAAGAATCGCGTCCAGTTCCACGGTTGAATAGCTCCTTGATACGAGAGCGGCGCTTATCGCGATCTCCCTTATCAGGTGTCACGTCTTCAACTTGCGACTGCTCTTTGAGGCCCAAATCTCGGGCGATGATGTTAGCGTTGAGAAGGTCAGCGGCTGCGCCGGAGAATTTTTGGTCGTAGATGATTTGCTCTGCTCGCGTAACGACCTCAGATAAATCTTCTCGCATTCGATATGTGCGCCATGTTTCAAGCGTCACATCGAGGAATAGAGTCAGGCCAGTGATGGTCATTGCTCGCATCTTGGCGATTGGCTCTTGTGTCACCTCACCCTGATATGAGAACGCCTTCATCTCCCATAGTGGGTTAGCTTCCACCCATTCGAAGTATTCACAACAAGCAGCCCACAGCGCCTCAGGCGACTCGAATTTCGGGTTACGCCCATGGCTACTGCGGGCCTCCCAGAATCGGTTGCCCTTTGGTGCTGCCATAAGTTAGCTTCCTTGGGTAGTTGCGATAGTCACGTTAGCCGAACCATCAAATGACGTTGAACCTGTGACAGCGCCGGTTAGTGTGATAGTACGGGCCGTTGACAACTTATCCGCCGTATCTGCATTCGTTACTGAACCGCTTGCGGAAGTGTACTTAGCTTCAAATGCTGTCTTGCTCATATAGAGCAGCTCGCCGTACTGGCTTCGGAACAGATATCCACCGACCTCCGGCTTGAATACGGCCACTGTTTGCGCTGACATGTACTGGTCAGCATACGGACCATCGAATTCTGCGCTTGCACTTCCGTCATTAGCGTATTTGATAGCTTTAATCGGAAGAGCAGACACATATGCACCGTCAGCATCTTTGTAGAGAGGCCACGATGGCGTGAAATTTGGATTTGCCATGATTATACTCCGGCAGTGAACAGGTCTAACGCTTCTTTTGCCTCACGAATAGCCTTTTCTGCGCGAGCTAATGCCGTTCCTTCACCCTGCGCCAAAACCAGTTGGTCTTTGAACAGTTCGAAGTTCAGCTTACTTCCAGCAACGAATGCGATCGCTTTCTCTGCTGCTGCGGTATCGCTTTGAACTAAACGGAGGATATCGAGGTTCATCTGCTGTAATTCTGTCAATGCTGTAATCTCTGCCATTGTGTTGGCTCCGGTTGTTGGGATAAGCCATTGTCTAGACCACTCATTGAATGGCCTCTGCAATAACCGATGTCTTTCCATCAGTCCGCCACCACAAAGAATCTTTTTTGCCATAAGGCAGGAGGTTCATCTTTCAGTGGCTGCCAGTGTTATTTCCCCACTTACTGGCTTGGGTTGTTTCGTGGTACTGCCGTAACTGGTTACCCAGAATAAATTCCGGTTTCATTATCAAGCCCACCCGTAGATGGGCTTTGTAATGGATAGCTGTTGCTCAGCTCTCGTAATGCTTTGATTTTTCCGATAACGCAGTTTTGCGTTTGCCATCAGCACGCGATATCGAGAGTCAACTGCAGTTGCTCGCGCCAGTACTCAACATTTGCTTCAATAACCGGCTTATCCCATCGCCAGCGAGCCATCTCTCTTGCCCCATTGCTGGCTTTTGATTTCCGGTCATCGCGAATGCGACATGCTTGCTCATATTTCTGCTGCTCAGTCAGTTCACCGCGAAGCAGACTATCAATGTGCAGGTCGCACCATACGGAGAATTTCGGATCGCACCATCTTGCAAAGGCAACTGATAACTTTGGATGCAGCCATGTTCCGCCGCCCCTGTCCTTTCGTGCCTTGCTTGTTTTTACATACCCGGAATCACGGGTATGTAGAATTTTCGATGGCTCACCTGAATAAACCTCATCCAGAGCTCTAACGTATTCGAGAGTTTCAGTGTTGGACAACCAGTGATCCAGACGCTTCCCGAAACGTTTTGCAATATCAGTGGCATTAATCCAGCCATCAGTATTGAAGCGGATAGGTTCGCCTTTGTAATTTAGTGGAACGATATTCATAGCGTCTTACCTTTTAGAAAGATGAGCCTGTTCGCACAGAAAAGCCGCCCCGAGATGGTCGCCACCATATACGGCAGTTCTCAGGCTCAGCTTTCTGAAAGACTCGGGATTGTTACGCGCTGCGATGCGCGGTTTACTGCAGATGTAAAAAAGCCCCGCAAATGCGAGGCATTTTCCTGAAAGTCACTTGTTAAATTTCTATGTGATGGAAATTACTTCAGGCATTGCGTCCTGATGTACTCCTGAAGCGTTCTCAGTGCTGTTTGGTCGCTGATGATTCCATCCCGGATACCGAGAACGTTTCGTCCAGCAACTGGAGAGAGTTCGACGGTGGCATCATTGCCCATGCCGGAGGCGCTGGAGGTTTCGGCTGAGGATGGCACAGGACATTTGCCTTTGACGAGCACCCGACCACCATTATCAAGCTTGCGCCGAAGAGCATCATTTTCAGCTTTCTCATCAGCTAACTCCTTCGTGTATTTAGCATCGAGTGCATCAGCATCAAGCTGGCGCTGCTGCATGTCAGTAATGGTGGCGTTCGCCTTCTCCAGTTCACTGGCCTTGTTATCGCGCTGCTCTTTGTAGGAGATGGCGTTATCACGGTAATGATTTGCCAGCCGACCGGAAACAATTAGCGAGACGAGCAACAGGCCAACAAACATCGTTTTCCAGTTGAACATCATGACAGGAACAGCGCTCTTTCTCGCCGCCTCCTAGGAAGGAGAATATCAGGGTCCTTACCAGCTTTTTTCCATAACAGGAAAGCATCTGCTGCTGCCTGGTAATTCTTTAAATTCAACTGGCGCAGAACGGTAGATCCAGCAAATGCTGATTTACCTATATTGAATATAAGGCTACATAGTGCATCATATTGGTTCTGATTCAGCGTGACGCGAACAAGACTACTTATCGCATCTTCAACCCACTGCAAATCTTCTTTAAGCAGTTCAGACGATTTTTCGGATGTGATTGTCATCCCTGATACGACAGGATTACCATCCACTTTTCCGGTATGTCCAACCCCAATGGTTGGTATCCCCCTGCTATCTGGATAGGCTTTTAGTCTCTCGCCCTCTTCACGTTTTAATCTGGTGATTCCGTTACTGCTGATTTGCATCATCGACTCCGGCTTTTTTAGCAGCGAAGCGTTTGATTAGCGAACCAATCGAGTCTGTGCCGATATAGCCGATAAATACACTCGCTATGTAAGCAAGATTGCTACTCAGTCCGGCGAAGACTAAAAGGTCACGAATGAACCAGGCGATAATGGCGCACATCGTTGCGTCTATTAGTGTTTTCTTAAACGCACCGCCATTATACCGACCGCGAAGGTACGCCATTGCAAACGCAAGGATTGCCCCGATGCCCTGTTCCTTTGCCGCCATCATGGCGGTTAACAGATCATGTTTTTCTGGCATCTTTTTCATGTCTTACCTCACGACCGTGAGGATTTGTTCAATGTTATGAATTGGTTGATATTGGAAAGAACAAATCCAAGATACAGTGATTAGTAACGTGGTTTGTTCGTGACTAAAGGCATGAGCAAATCAGGCAGGAGGCTGTTAGCGCAGTCTCTTGCCGCCCATTTTCACGAATCCCAGCCATAGCGCTGGGTTTTCTTTTGTGTAAAACGCCCTACCCCGTCGCCACGAATGAGCAAGGGTATCTGGATGTGTTCTGGTGATTGGTGATAGGGCGCTTTCAGAAATGTCGTGCTTAAAACGCAAAATGCCCCGAGCGGTTAAACTCAGGGCTTTATTTAACGAGTGCATTTATCCATCGTTGAGTCAAATTTACCCAACTTTATTCAAAAAGTCAATATCATGCTGTTAATATGTTGCCATCCGTAGCAATCATGCTATTAACGCGTGACCGCATTCAAAATATTGTCTGCGATTGACTCTTCCTTGTGGCATTGCACCACCAAAGCGTCATACAGCGGCTTAACAGTGCGTGACCAGGTGGGTTGGGTAAGGTTTGGGATTAGCATCGTTACAGCGCGATATGCGGCGCTTGCTGGCATTCTTGAATAGCCGACACCTTTGCATCTTCCGCACTCTTTCTCAACAACTCTCCCCCACTGCTCTGTTTTGGCTATATCAACCGCACGGCCTGTACCGTGGCAATCTCTGCATCTTGCGCCCGGAGTCGCGGCACTACGGCAATAATCCGCATAAGCGAATGTTGCGAGCACTTGCAGTACCTTTGCCTTAGTATTTCCTTCGAGCTTTGCCACACCACAATATTTCCCCGATACCTTGTGTGCAAATTGCATCAGATAGTTGATAGCCTTTTGTTTGTCATTCTGGCTGAGTTCGTGCTTGCCGCAGAATGCAGCCATACCGAATCCGGCTTGTGATTGCGCCATCCCCATAGCAGCCATCACATCAGTACCGGAAAGAGAGTCAGAAGCCGTAGCCCGTGGTGAGTCGCTCATCATCGGGCTTTTTGGCGAATGAAATTTAGCTACGCTTTCGAGTCTCATGGCCTTCCCCTTTTGCCCTGTTTGACCATCAGGACGCCGTTAACTATTACGTGACGCTCGCCTTTGCTGTCTCGGTTGTACTTGAGCACTGTTCCTCTTGCGCAGGAAAGCATCCTCGCCACTTCGGTCTGATTGCCTCGTGTCTGGATAAGAAGCTCTGGTATCGTTTGAATTGTGGCGTTCATGCGTTCTCCAGTTCGGTGATTTTTATTCCAAGCCTTCCGCCTGGTACTTTCACGCCACGAATTACGCGAATGTCATCGAATTGCTCGTCATCTTCCGCAAATCCGGCGTGGATAAGGGAGTCGAGTAAACCTTTCAGGATGTTGTCGAGGTCGCGGCGGCGGGAGTCTGGAACGTCTGCGATAACTTTGATGCGGAGTCGTGATTTGGTGAAAATATCTAACTTGAGTTGGTGGATGATTTGCTGAACGTCTTTTCGGTATTTCTGGCCTTTATCGCTGATGTAGTATTGGCTTCCTCGTCTTCGCCAGTAGGTATTCACCGACGGCGGGTATGGAAGCACAAACTGATATTTGTTCATGACTTAATCTTCCCCTCCTTCAGCAGTATCGCCTGCGTCCTGATCACGCCTTCGAGGTGGTAAAGTCTGGCGTCTTTGTTGTCGAGATTATGGGTGCGTCGGTCGATTTCATCGTGACACGCGCTACAAGCCCATGCGCCGATCAGGTCGTCAGGCTTCATTCCAGTTCCGCAAATTCCAGCCATCCGGTAATGTGCCAGAACTGTAGTTTCAGGATTGCCATTGCATACACCGTAAATACGTACCTGGCATTCTCTGCCGCGCGCTTCTTTGCGTAGGTTAGCCATTTACCTTCCCTCGCAATTGAAGAATTGACTGAAGGTCTTTTTTAATAAATATGCGAGTGCGAATTGAGCAGTAGTTTTCCTTCATTCTGGCGTAGTAATAGTCTTTTCTTTGCTTAAGCTTGTTGGCATCCGCTGTCATCCAGTCTTTTACAGCATACTTAATTAACCAGCGGTGGCAGAGATACCATTTCAGGTAATCACTCATCGTCTTCTTCCTCGTACATTGAGCTATTCGGATCGCTCATCAGTTCTGCGCAGCAGTGCTCACACACGTGAACTTCCAGCACATGCAGTTTCTGACCGCAGTTAGCGCACGTTAAAGCCCGCTCGACGCTTTCTTTCTGGTATTGAAGGGATTGGGATGGACTAAGCATTATTGGCGTCCTGCATCATGAGAAAGACAATCATGGCGGCGCGGAGAGGTCTGGTATCAAATATTGGGCTTACGCCTTTTGCATCCACACACCATTCAGTTAACTGGTCTAAGATAGAAATCCTGTGTTTCTCAATAATCGGCCATGAGGCACTCGGATCATTGCAGTAATCAGGTAAATGGTTTAATGGCTCAAAAGTTGTATCAGCGTTTCCGTAATACAATTTGTTGGTGTTATTCCCTGACGTTTCCGGCTTACATGCCCAAAGGCCTTTAAAAATTATGTCTCCTACCATTCGGTTAATTTCAAAATCACTTAACTGTGAATAATCCATTGTCATTTCCTCGCACGTTCTCTAAGCCACCGGATATCCCACAGGTGAGCCGTGTAGTTGAATGTTTTTACGTCAGATTCTTTTGGGATTGGCTTGCGTTTATTTCTGGAGCGTTTCGTTGGAAGGTATTTGCAGTTTTCGCAGATTATGTCGGTGATACTTCGTCGCTGTCGTGCCATACGTCCTCCTTCGTCTCTGGCAGCGGGAAATTACCTACTGGCGACCGCTCACATCTGATACACCATTGGTGCCAATAAGGTTGATTTGGCCGGAATCGATAATCGTCTTTGCTTTCTCCGCAGCGGTAGCAGTGTTTCATGCAACTCTCCCTGTTCGTTTTGACCACTCGTACTCTCGCCGGGAATCATCACTCCATCTCACGTTACGTTCTGAGCCGAACCAGAACATAATTTCGATAAGCTCTGTCATGCTCGCCTTCCTCATCTTGCTGGTACGTACCCCAAGAAGAACAACACCGCCATCAATACCTGGTACGCTTCTTTGCTCCAGCTTTTTAGTCTTGAGCCACAGCGCGGTGAAGATGTCTTTCCAGTCTTCCGGAGACAGTCGTTGACCATGCCAAAGCACCTGACGGGAGACGTCCTGAAGCATCAGCCACATACGGTCGTTCTGCGCTTTGGTTCGCTTAGGTTCCTTGACGTGGACTTCGTGGGGTGACTTGTCGTCGATGGGTAGTGAGAGAATGGCGTCTATGGCGTTATTTCTGATTGCTTCGTTGCGAAGCAGGAATAATTGCTTCACTTTCCCTCCTGCTCTTCTCCTTGCGCTTATCCGCGTAATACCGGTTTAATTCGTCAGACATCCTCTCTCCGATAAGCGGCCATGACTCAAACCTCGCATTCGCAAAATTCTCAAGCCATCTCGCAAAATCATCCAATTTATCTGCTAACCAATAAACAAAATCTGACAGCCATACTGCTGAAGCCAAAAAGATACGATGCGGATTAAGGATGAAAATAAGCGATATTTTCATTCCTCGTGATACTTTGCTCATACTCACTCCTTCACTTTGATTCCGGCGGCGCGGATGGCTTCTGCGCATTCCTGAATACCAGCGTTTCTTCCATCATCCCAATCAACCAGGTCAGGAATGGGGTGGTCATCGCCGGAAATATCATTTTTTGCTGGCAACTCAATCTCGATAGCTGCGCGAGATGCGATCCAAGCCATGTACATAGCCTGAAGCATTACATACAACTGCTCATCATAGATTTCCCCGGCAACATATTCTCCATCTTCAAATTCAGGAAACTCTACATCTGCGCCAACAATTTCATCAGCAAACCACGACTGAAACTGCTTTCTTGATTCGTCCATATTCCTCTCCATCACTCGCCTAACACTTTCAGTGCATTAGCGATTTCTTCAATCTGGTCATCTGCCTGATTAAATATTTCCCATACTGAGTCATCTTCTTCCACTTCGTAATACGCTTTAAGCGCGTCAAAAATCACTGAATAGTTAATCTCGGATATTTTCATCATCACTCTCACTTTTAGTTGATAAAACACCACGCCATTTTTGCTATCGCTACAGGCACAATTCCGATAAGTACCCAGGTAAACGCAGCACCAAACAACATAGAGAATGGGTCTTTACCGCCATTAACAAGGCTAATGTAGCTACGCAGAACAATAAAAAACGTCAGAAGAATCCATCCAACGCCAATGCATTTGATGGCGGCGAGCATCCAATTAACCATGCTTCCCTCTCCCCCAAATAAAAAGGCCTGCGATTACCAGCAGGCCTGTTACAAGCTCAGTGATGTAGATGGTCATCAGAATCCTCCTTTCTTCTTGGAGTGCGGTTCCTCGCGTTCACGGCGGCGCATTTCAGCAGACTGTTGGTCTGTGTCATAAATAGCGCCATTTGCCTGAATGCAATACACCGTGCCGGTATTGCCATGACGATTGAGACGAAGGATTAGTTCGGTTTCACCAGGTGGAACACTGTCATCAAAAGCACCTTCACGATGGATCCCAACCCAATAATCGCAATCCTGTTCAATCTGCCCTGTATCTCGTGAGTCACTTGGTAATGGGCGTTTATTGGTTCGGTTTTCCAGTGCGCGGTTAAGCTGCGTCAGAAGCACAACAACGCAATCAAGCTCTTTGGCAAGGTTCTTCAGTCCTTTGGTGATCATGCCGTAGGCAAGGTCGTTGCGATCGGCCTTTTCAGCGGTCATTAGTGTCAGGTAATCGACCAGAATCATGCCAACACATCCTTTTTCTCGCTTGATTCGACGGCTTTCGCTGACGATTTGAGCCAGAGATAATCCCGGCGTGTCGTCGATGTAAAGCATGTCAATTTCACTCAAGCGATTGGCTGTTTCGATCGCCCTGTTGAAGTCACCATCGTAATCACCCTGATAGCCGTCATCAGCGTCATTTGTCGCCGGAAGGTAAAAAATATTCGGGTTAACACCTGACTTTTGCCCTACCAGTTTTTCCAGTATCTGGTCGCCTGGCATTTCAAGGCTGAACATCAGGGCAGGTTTTTTCTCATGCACTGCGCAGTTGATTGCCATCTGGCTGTATAGCGTCGTTTTCCCCATCTTAGGGCGAGCGCCAATGACGAACAGAGAGCCTTTTACCAGACCTTTAGGTGACAGCATCCTGTCCAACGATGGGATCCCTGTGCTCATTCCTCGTTGTTCGCCTGACGGGTCAAATCGCTTCTCAAGGTTACCAACCCAGTCCTCCATGACCTCACCAAATGAGCGAAGGCCGCGACGCGATCCGGTTTTTGCATGGTCTGTCAGTTGCGTGAAAATCGCCTGAATAGCTTCGTACTTCTGCGTTGCAGTCATTCCGTTGCGGGAATAGAGCAATTCCGTCGCTTCAGTCATGCGGTTGATGGCGTAGCGTTCCATTGCGGTTTCGCGAACCTGCATTGCATAGGCAACGATGTTTGCTGCGCTTGGCGTGTTCTTTGCGATATCAGCGATATAAGCAAAACCGCCAACTGACACCGTTAACGATTTACGCTCCAGTTCATCGAAAAGCGTCAGACCATCTACTGGCTTTTGCTCCCGGTGCATTCTGGTTATTTCTTCGAAAAGGATTTTGTGTGGTCGGCTGTAAAATGAATCAGGCTTCAGCATCGCCAGAACTTTCTGGACGCGCTCACTGCTGTCATCATCCAGAAGCAATCCACCAATCACCGCCTGCTCCGCCTCGATGCTATGTGGCGGCGCGTAAAAATTATCGGTCATCGTGTTCACCCTCACGAACTTTCAGGTAGGTATTATCGTTAAGCAGGAAATCAAATCCCTTTTTGTGCCAGACGGTTCCGCGTTGATGGTTTTGGCGCTCTTCGAACATCCATCGGCAATTTTCGCCTACGTAGCTCAGATAATTTCTCCAGTCCTGCATCGTGAACCCATGCCCGTCAAGTTGGCGTGTTATCACTCCGGCTTTTCGCCAGAAAGTTCGGATCTGGTTTTTACGTTTGTCATTCAGTGCGCGAACCCTGGAAGCTTCAGGAAGTAATTCGTGGTAAGCATCGACAACATCCTGACAACTGAGAGCTGATTTTTTCTTGTCAGGATTTTCGTCTGCTGCGGTACTCTCTAATACGTTAGTATTAGAGATATTATTTATATTATTGTTTATGGACAATCGTTGGACACCCGTTGGACAACATTCGCTGTGAGCCGCGTCATTACTGTTGTTTGCGTTGGACAATCGTTGGACATCCGTTGGACAATTTGGAGCCTGAAAATCATCATATTTCAACACTGTTATCAGGCTGAATTTTCTCCCTTTCGACTCGATACGAATCATTCCATTCCCTTCAAAAGAACGAAGCAAACTTTTTACTTTGTTATCCGGGATGAATGTTTCACTTACCAGTTTTGGCCGTCCGGTAATTAGCTGTCCTCGCTCAACCAACATCTCACCAATGTCGGTATTTACGACTGCCGGAGAGTGATTGGCTTTCAGTATCAGGTGCAGGAAAAGATGCACAGCCTGAGAATCCTTGTATAGCTTGCTATCCATGAATTGGCGGTGAATCAAGGCAAACCCCTTACCGCCATTTGTACGCGGCTTCTGGAGCCTTCTGGCCTCTCTGGCTTCGGCTAGATTGGATATGTTACTCATGACCTTTCTCCTTCTGCATCAGCTTCACCTTTTCCAACTCAGCCCGGAATCGACCAGGCTGCTTGAAGCTGGACAGGAAGCGATCACGTAGTATGTTTTTGTGTAATTTGTCCTGGTCAGGACTGAGTTGTTTTGGCATAATTACTCCTGTGGATTGATCCAGTCTTTCTACATCAGGCCTCGAAGAATTCGCCGTTCTTCGGGGCTTTTTCTTTTGTCAGGTAGATAGCAAGTCGCCTGGTGAGCTCTGCCATTTCCTCGTCTTCGATTCCATACTCCAGAACCGCAAGCATCATGCTGACCTGAGAGAAGAAACCGTTCTTCCATCGGCTTACCTGGTATTCAGGAACACCCATAGCTTTAGCGAATGTTTTCTGACCCATCATGGCTAACTTGTTGAGTAAAGTGGACTCAATGCGAGCCGCCTTCTTGCTTTTAGTTGCAACTACGTTCATTCAAAATATTCCTTAGAAATTAGATAGAGTTGGATTCGCAAATACACGCAAATCCGCTTAATAGATTTACCGCGTTGTCGGCGGTTCAGATTGGTAAAGAGCGTTGATACTTAACTTGCTGCCAGTAAGTCGGCTAAATCAGGACGAAGTTCTCTGGCTTTAATTCTTCCTCCTGTAGCTTTTACGATTGCTGCCACATACTTAGCGTCAATGCCGCCACCATGTAACCAACGCCATACAGTTGGCTGCTTAACTCCACACAAAGAGGCGAGTTTTTGCTGGCTTCCTGCAATGGCAACAGCTTTTTGTATTGCTTTGTTAGTCATTGCTTATTCCCTTTCGTATAACACACAACAAATAATAGCAATGAGTATTAACCAAAGCAATAGCAAAACGTGTTTTGACCATTAATACGCAAGCGTATAAATTGAATATTATGAAAAAAGAAACTCTCTCTGACCGTCTCAACAAGGCAATGGAACTGGCTGGTATGTCTCAAGGTGCTCTCGCTAAAGCGTCAGGCGTTGCTCAGCCAACGATCTGGCGTTTGACAAGTGGAAACGCTCGTGGGTCAACAAAGATTGTTGAAATAGCAAACGCGTTAGGTGTTAATTCGGAATGGTTGTCTACCGGGATTGGTCCTATGAAAAAAGATGGAACTACTCCGATAAACGCATCTCCATCTTCGAACACATTTAAAATCGATATCCTAGATCTTGAAGTTAGCGCGGGTCCTGGCGTTATCAATCGAGAATTCGTGGAAATACTCCGCTCGGTTGAGTATTCGCAGGATGATGCCAGACACATGTTCGATGGTAGAAAGGCTGAAAATATCCGCATCATAAATGTGCGCGGGGATAGCATGTCAGGAACTATTGAACCAGGAGATTTGTTGTTTGTAGACGTAAGCATCAAAAACTTCGATGGAGATGGGATATACGCCTTCCTCTATGACGATACTGCACATGTTAAGCGGCTCCAGAAGATGAAAGATAAACTATTGGTCATATCTGATAATAAGAGTTATTCAGCTTGGGACCCAATTGAAAGAGATGAAATGAATAGGGTTTTTGTCTTTGGAAAGGTGATTGGAAGCATGCCGCAGACATATAGGAAGCACGGTTAGCCAGCCAATGGCCTGATGAGATATTCGGGTGATGATGGATAAGGGATGTTTGGGTGATAGTGATTGTGTGAAACAGGTCGCAGAAATGCGGCCTTTTTATTGGATGGAATTACAGGTGTAAAAAAACTCAGCTATAAGCCGATCAATTTGTTGAAGTTTTTATTTATCCTGGGCAGGATCCCGCCGTTGTGCGATCGTTTTCTGTTCGCCAACAACGGAAAGGCCCAGAAGGCGGCAACCTTCTGGGCCCACAAAAACACTGGCTAGAATGTTTTCTTGAGATCTCGATTGGGGAGATTACCTCAAGCGTTTTCCCCTGTAAAGCATTCGATGCCATCTTTTTTAGAAGGTATCAGGATGAAGCATATCTGTAAGAAAGACCATCGCTATGACCCTCGCTTTACCTCTCTCCCAGAAAACCAAGGCAATACCGGACGCCACAAATGCCCAGGATGCGCATTCGAGCTTGCAATGGAGCTAAAGGCTAAGGGCATTCCAATGTACAACGACGATTCTATTCTGGCCGATCTGCCAGAGAGCCAAGCAGGAACCGTTCGTCATAAGGATGCTTTTGAAGCGTATAAGATGGCGTATCAGGCTTAACTAACCCAACCCGGCCACAGTGCCGGGTTTTCTTTGCCCTACTCTTCCAGTAGCTTCACGGCAAGTTTCATGCACTGCAACTGGTCGTCATCCCACTTATCCAGACCTTTCGCTATCTCCGTACGAATAACGTCAGCTATAGCCACTCTTTTGGTCTCATGACCCTCCGCAACCATAGCAAACACGACATCACCGACAATCCTGCACATTTCCTGATAGCGCAACTGCGCCAGTTCCTCGTTTTTCACACAGATTCCTCGCTCGTTTTTTGTTCAGAACAGTATTGCATAGAGGATTTATAAAAATAAATTCATTTTGCTATCAACAACATAATAACAAAAACCATTAATTAATAGCAAAACGTATTGATATGAATAATACTCAATGCTATTGTTTAGCCATCAGCAGGACGCTGGTAGCCAAACGGAAAGGCAACGCTCTTTAACTTCGATGATGCGCTGACAAAGCGCGAACAAATACCAAACGAGATGGGTTTGGGTTGCAGGTAGAAGCCAACCTCTTCGGCGGAGGCACTCGGCAATGAGTACGCGGTCAGGGTTAGTCGCCTGGCTATCTGCAACACCAAAGCCATTTCACATGAGGATTAAATCATGACGGTTATTATCTACGGGAAGTCAACGTTTGCAGGCAATGCTAAAACTCGCCGTCATGAGCGGCGCAGAAAGCTAGCAATGGAGCGCGACACCATCTGCAATATCATTGATTCAATTTTTGGCTGCGATGCTCCTGATGCTTCTCATGAGGTTAAAGCCAAAAGAATTGACCGCGTTACCAAAGCCATTTCGCTTGCCGGAACGCGTCAGAAGGAAGTTGAAGGAGGATCTGTACTTCTTCCAGACGTAGCACTTTACGCGGCTGGCCATCGTAAGAGCAAACAAATAACAGCGAGGTAAAACATTTGTCGGTTAAGTCGTTATTTTTTTGAGCTGTTCGTCCTGTGCAATAAGTTCATTCATAAGAATGTCTGACTTCCCGGCAAATCTCATGTAGCACTCATTAAAATACTTTTCCGGGATAACAAAACGGTCAATATCAGGATATCCAATAACAGAAGGCAAGCGAGTGATAAGTCCTTTTTCGAGCAAAGAAATTGATTCAGGGCTTCCTTTTTCCGTCTTTAGCTGATTATTGGCGGCTACGGCGAAAGCCAAATACGCTCTTTCGCCAGGAGTTAACGAATCAAACAAATCCCGGACGACTTTTTCTTCTCTGGCCTTACGCCGCTGAGCAGTTAATGCCTCAATTCTTTCAGTAACAGCGTGATAAACGGAATTAAAAACACCGTTCAGCACATAGCTAACACAGAACAGCAGGATGTAATACATCCAGTAATGAGGAAGGATTTCTGGATTATGCAGGTTTACCCATTCTTTCACACTTACCGGCATAACGACAATCAGTAAAATCAGGATGATGAGCATATGAATCAATTGTTTAAGTGTCATTCCTTGCAGGAAAAAATGCTTTAGTTCCTGCCACCATGAGTTGTTCATCGGCGATTCTCTTTTGCTCTCTGTAGGGGTGAATAGAGTTTATCCGATTTCTCGCTGTAGGGGTACACGAGAACCACCGAGCCTGACGTGGTTAAAAGACAGGCACAATCTTTACTACCGCAATCCACTATTTGAGATGAGATATGGAAGAAGAATTTGAAGAGTTCGAAGAGCATCCTCAGGATGTGATGGAACAATACCAGGACTACCCATATGACTACGACTATTGATACAAATCAATGGTGTAGTCGTTTTGTGAAATGCAAAGGCTGCAAGCTTGATGCTGAATGTATGGTAAAGCCTGAGGAAATGGCTCTGGTGAGAGAAGATGGAAAGATTGTCGATAAATGGGCAATCAGAACCACGGAAATGATTGCCAGAGAGCTGGAAAAACTAAAGGCTATATAGTCTGTCTTCTTTTGGTAGCAAGCCACAGAGGTGAATATGGGATACACGCCGGGCCCATGGAAATGGTGGACAAGTAACAGCTTTCTGCGATTAAGCAGTCAAGCTACAGGTAAAGATGGTGGCGTCATCGACTCTTATGTCATGAAGGATGGTCACTCATCACTAATCGTTAGCAAAGAAGATATGAATCTGATAGCAGCAGCTCCCGAATTGCTCGAGGCTCTGTTAAACATTGTCGATATGGAATATGACGTCAGCGAGTGGGACGCTGTGTACGCGAAGGCTCGCGCAGCCATCAGCAAGGCTCTTGGGGAGGAGAGATGGAAATAAATAAAGAGCAAGCATCAGAAATTATCAAACTTATCTAACAAGCATTACTTGATGGGTTTGATGATGAAATTTTAGTTTCGCAACACGAAAGTCTTACCAAATTTGTCAGCGAATAAGCACCTAATGACCATTTTAATAGTGGTCATTGTGAGCAATATCGCTCGTAACCAAACGAGGACGACGACTCGTTCTGGTTAATCGAAAAATCATCCCTTGATGTTATTTGCCGCTCGCAGTCAGGGCGGCTTTTTTCGCATACCAACAACGCTTCATTCGAGGCATTTTTGTTATGCAAATTAACTAAGGAGCACGCCATGCAATATAGTTTTGCCGGGTGGCCCATTGCTGGCTGCCCTTCTGAATCACTTCTCGACAGAATTACCAGAAAATTACGGGCCGGATGGAAACGTCTCGGTGAAATTTTTAATCAGCCAGGAGTACCACGCCATGACCATTACGCCTGTTAACGGAACAATTCTTGTTCAGCAAGGAAACAGGGAGTTCAACAAGCTATATGAGAAAGTATTTCCGGATACAAAACAGGGAATATCTGACGCGTATACATGGGCTGCCGGAATAGCTCTTGGTTGGGATAAGTGGCAGGACGAAGACTGGGAGAAGCGTCATGTTGCATGATTTTGATGATGACGAGTTTATTGCTCTCATATCTCCAGAAATTGAGGAAGAAGTGGAGCAGCAAATTAACTTAGCCGCAGAACGGCAGAATCCGGTTATTAGCTGGGATGAATTTGCGTGGTATTACTCATGAATCTGGATCAGTTAGATGAACCGTTCGCAGCTGAAGATATTGAGTGGCGAATACAACAAAGTGGGAAAACAGGAAGCGGAAAAGTGTGGGCCATAGTTCTGGCATACGTGACTAACAGAGCAATCATGAAACGCCTTGACGATGTTTGTGGAAAAGCTGGATGGCGTAATGAATACCGCGATATTCCCAACAACGGCGGCGTTGAATGCGGCATATCAATCAAGATTGGTTCTGAATGGGTAACCAAATGGGATGCTGCTGAAAACACACAGGTAGAAGCCGTCAAAGGTGGTCGCTCCGGCGCAATGAAGCGTGCTGCCGTTCAGTGGGGAATTGGTCGGTATCTGTATAACCTTGAGGAAGGTTTTGCGCAGATATCCAGTGATAAGAAACAAGGATGGCACAGGGCCAAACTGAAGGATGGAACAGGATTTTACTGGCTCCCTCCATCGCTGCCGGACTGGGCCATGCCAGCATCATGCAATCAACCATCACCAGAAAATACCAACCAGAAATCTCCATCGGTTGACTGCGAACAAATCCTGAAAGACTTCAGCGATTATGCAGCAACAGAAACTGACAAGAAAAAGCTAATTGAGCGTTATCAGCATGACTGGCAATTATTGGATGGTCACGATGATGCGCAGACAAAATGCGTTCAGGTAATGAATATCAGAATAAATGAGCTTAAACAGGTGGCTTAATGAGAAGATTAAACATAACTCCAGCGGAGATGGAGTCAGTTTGCGGTCGCATGGTAGCTTGCCGTGCAGCAGAACATCTGGGCCTAAACATAAATCAGTTTTATTACATAGCAAAAAAACTGTCATTAAAAACGGCATTCGTTAAGCCAAGATGGAGCGACGACGAAGACAAAAGAATGCAGACGCTTATCTCATCAGGCTATACACAAAGAAATGTAGCAAAAATTCTCGGGCGAAGTGAAGAGTCGGTAAAAAGCAGGCTATCACGTTTACGAAAGAAATAACCCTATACGTACCACATTATTCGGATAACCTACCCTGGAGTAAATTATGCCAGCACCTCTATATGGTGCGGATGACCCGCGCCGCTGTTCCGGCAATTCCGTATCGGAGGTGCTGGAAAAATTCAGAAAGAACTACGACCTGATAATGTCGCTACCGCAGGAAACGAAAGAGAAAAAGAAATTTCGTCACTGTATATGGCTTGCAGAGAAAGAAGAACGCGAGCGAATTTACCAGACATCCATCCGGCCATTCCGCAAAGCCACTTACACCAAATTTATTGAAATAGACCCGCGCCTTCGTGATTACCGTTCGCGTTACGGCGCTATCAGCAATAACTGAGGAATTCATCATGAGAGGTTTGTCCTACGACCCCGGAATCCTTCCATCGGAAATGATTATTCGACACCGCTTCAAGCCCATCAACGATATTCCACGCGAAGAAATGCTGGCGAGAAAGAGTTTTCCATCAGTGAATGAAAACAAATATCTGAATGCAATGTTTAGGAGGTGGAAGAAATGAAAGAAGTTAAAATATACACGATTGTCAGTGACCAGTTATCACCACCAATAACAGGGGAATCATTCTGTACTGATATGGTGCGTCATAGTGATTATGCGGAACTTGAGGCTAAATACGCGGCGTTAGCGGCGGATAACGATAAAGCAATGGAGTCACTTAGGCAGGCTAATGCAGTTGTTAAGTTGGCGCACGAGAAGTTTTCGGCACTGGCCGCGGAAAATGAGACGCTGAAATACCAAGAGCCAAAGCTGGCAGCGATGATGTCATGCCTTGATGCGTTCTATGCTGACGATGACGTCCCGGAACGAGCCATGATGACCGCCTATAACATTCTTCGCAAGTCGGTAGGCACCCCAGCCACCGACGCGTTTCTGGCTGAGGTGCGGGCAAGAGCAATCCCTGAAGGTTACGCGCTTGTCCCTCAACAAATTTTCCTTGAGCCATCGGACATTGAGTCAATTTGCTCGCAATGTGGTGACGGTCATGAATCCGGGTACGGTGATTTTACTGACGGACTGCTGTGGGTTGGCAACATTCAACATGACGACGGCAGCATTGTTCATGGCCTTCATATCTCGTCAGCAGATTACACAGAAGAAGGCGGTGTAACAGTTTGCGAGTTCGCCGCCCAACCTCGCAAAGGCGTTGCAGCATGAACATCGACAAACGGACGCTACGTGAAGTGGCGGAGAAGGCGACACCAGGCCCCTGGAAGGTATTTTCTGATATCGATACTAAAACTTTTTCCATCCACACCCCGCGAGATAAGCGCTGTGAAAACGTTATTAAGTGGGGTGGGTTTGATTGTCAGCCGAATGCTGAGGCCAACGCTGAATTTATTGCTGCATTTAACCCGAAAGTCGCGCTGGCGCTGCTGGATGAACTGGAGCATTACAAATCACGCGAAGAGCGAGTTACAAAGCTGGTTCTGGACAACTCGGCAAGCTGGGATGCTCTCTACAAGAAGCTGGAAGCCGCAGAGAAGCACATAGCAGAACTGGAGGCGCGGAAGGTCAACCTGTCAAAACTCAGCGTTGGAGAAGTCATGCACATGAGCGGATTCAGCCGGGATTATGCCGAGGGTTGGTGTGCTGGTAATGACAATGCGATACACGAAATACGCACCGCTGGCATCAAGGTTAAGGAGTCGTGATGATTCACTATCATGGCGGCCCTATTACCCCTGATACGTGTGCTATGAAGGCATGGAAAGGACGCCATGCGTTTATCAGTTTCGCGCACTCCGGACAAATTAACCTCGCGGCTGAATACTGCCAGTCATTCGCGCTGGACAACGGCGCATTCACTGCATGGAAAGCAGCCGGTAAAAACAAAATCGACTGGAGCGATTATTACGAATTTGTGGCGCGCTGGAAGAATCACCCTGGATTCGATTTTGCCATCATCCCGGACGTCATCGACGGCGTCGAGGATGAGAACGAAGCTCTTCTGGATGAATGGCCGCACGGGGAATTTTATGGTGTCCCGGTATGGCATATGAACGAGAGTGACGAGCGGTTTATCAAGTTGTGTAACGAATATCCGCGTGTAGCGATAGGAAGTTGTGGAGACTATGACGTTAAGCGCCCAAACCTTGCGGTTGCCAGAATGAAAGACCTGATTCGCCACGTAATTGATGAGCACGGCCAACCGGTTACGAAATTACACGGATTGCGCATGCTAAACCCGCTAATTTTCACAAAGCTACCATTAGCCAGCGCTGACAGCACGAACGTCGCCCGTAACATCGGAATAGACAAAGCATGGTCTGGTGCTTACGCGCCAGCTTCAAAGGATACCAGGGCCGCATTAATGGTCGAGCGCATTGAATCGTATAACAGCCCCGGTTCTCTCGCGTACTGCGAACAGCGTGACCGGTTCAATATGCAACTGCAATTGGCAGTTTAAGGACTAACCCATGACCACTATTACCAAAGAATGGCTACAGCAAACCATCGCTGAATTTGAAAACACTCGTGACGATATTCCGTTTGGCCTGAGCGATGACGACGCCAAAATTCTTATTGTGCTGAAGCAGACACTGGCATCGCTTACCGCTGAACCTGTGGCGTGGAAATACAGACTTGTCGATATTGATTCAGGCGCAGAGGATCATTGGAAATATTCAACTCAGTGCATAACACCTGCATCTGGAAAGACGTACCGTATTGAGTCTATTCCTCTCTACACAGTCTCGCAACCAGTACCAGTACCAGAACGCGAACGTATTCGCCGTGAACATGCTGAATGGTCTGATGCCACATTCGGCGATGTTGGCCCCATCGGTCCACTGAAGCACCTCTCAAAAGAGGCATTGGAAACTGCCGCAGAACTTGGCGACCTCAGCGAATGGGCTGATATGCAATTCCTGTTATGGGATGCGCAGCGCCGTGCCGGTATTACTGACAAGCAGATTACCCTGGAGATGGTAGAAAAGCTGGCGGTGAACAAGAAGCGCGAATGGCCTGAACCGAAAGACGGCGAGCCACGACTGCATATCAAAGAGCAGCCAGCGCCGGTAGTTCCGGATGAGTGGACTATTCAGGATGCTGTGAAGTTTTGCAGGGAGACTGGAAGACAAGATGCTGGCTCAGCCATGGAGGCATGGAATGCCTGCCGCACCGCCATGCTCCAAGGTAGCCAACCTGTAAGTAATCGTGATGAGTTGCCATACGCACAGGTTAAGGCAGTCGCTGACCTGTACGCCCTGTGCTGGCAGTCGGGAGAAGTGGTTACTTATACGCCTGACCCAGAAAAGGCGACCATCTGGATAAATAACTACTCGGGAACTTGCGTTCAGGAATACGTGAAGCTTGAACGACTGCAAGAAGCGCTGGCAGGCAACTCTCCGGTAATTCCGGATGATTGGGTTATGGTGCCAAAAGAGCCAACTCAGGCCATGATTAAAGCGTGGCTATCAGAGGTTGCTAACTTTCGCGGTCATGCTGCTGGTTACAGGGCTGCTCTTGAGGCAGCACCACAACTGGAGGTTAACCGTGGCTAACCTGCAACTTGCCGTTAAAGGTGAATACTTCGATGCCATGATTCGCGGGGAGAAAACGGAAGAGTATCGCCTGGTAAATGATTATTGGTGGACGCGCCTTGTTGGTCGTGAATTCGACCGTTTGATTATAACGAAGGGTTACCCTAAACGGGACGATAAGAGCAGGAGAATAGAGTGTAAGTACCGTGGGTATGAGATTAAACAAATCACGCACCCGCATTTCGGCAGTGAACCCGTGGAAGTTTTCGCAATAAAGGTGAATATCGGCAATGAATAACAAACCTCGCACTCGCGGGGATTTTTTTCATATGAACTCGCTACGGCGGGTTTTGTTTTATGGAGTGAATGATGATTCTTGTGATCAGTGCCACCTATCTTTGTCGCCGCGGGGATATTGATGGCGGGGTTTACGCAGGTATAGCAATTTTCGGATTTATTGAGCTTCTTGTAGAGATTGCTCTTCTCGCTTCAGTATTAGGAAAGTAACTATGGAATCACACAGTCTCACACTCGATGAGGCCTGTGCATTTCTCAAAATATCCAGACCTACCGCCACCAACTGGATTCGCACAGGCCGACTACAGGCAACACGTAAAGACCCCACCAAACCGAAATCCCCTTACCTCACCACACGACAAGCCTGCATTGCGGCGCTTCAGTCTCCGCTGCATACTGTCCAGGTGAGCGCGGGTGATGACATAACAGAGGAACTGAAATGTCACTATTCCGCAGAGGTGAAACCTGGTACTCCAGTTTCACATTGCCGAACGGCAAAAGATTTAAGCAGTCTCTTGGGACAAAGGACAAAAGGCAGGCCACAGAGCTTCATGACAAGCTGAAGGCAGAAGCATGGAGGGTAAGTAAATTAGGAGAGACGCCTGACATGACTTTTGAGGAGGCCTGTGTCAGGTGGTTAGAGGAGAAGGCGCATAAGAAGTCGCTGGATGATGACAAGAGTCGGATAGGATTCTGGCTCCAGCATTTTGCAGGGATGCAGTTGAAGGATATTACCGAGACGAAGATTTACTCCGCCATCCAGAAGATGACTAATCGGCGGCATGAGGAAAACTGGAAGTTAATGGATGAAGCTTGCAGGAAGAATGGGAAGCAACCTCCGGTATTCAAGCCTAAGCCGGCAGCATTAGCCACAAAAGCAACTCACCTTTCATTCATTAAGGCACTCCTCCGGGCTGCTGAACGCGAATGGAAGATGCTGGATAAGGCTCCGATCATCAAAGTTCCTCAGCCGAAAAATAAGCGTATCCGCTGGCTTGAGCCTCACGAGGCAAAAAGGTTGATTGATGAATGCCCGGAACCGCTAAAGTCAGTCGTAGAGTTTGCGCTTTCTACTGGCTTAAGGCGGTCTAACATTATCAATCTGGAGTGGCAGCAGATAGACATGCAACGAAAGGTGGCATGGATACACCCGGAACAAAGTAAGTCCAATCAGGCCATTGGCGTGGCGCTGAATGATACTGCTTGCCGGGTGCTGAAAAAGCAAATAGGCAATCATCACAAATGGGTGTTCGTCTACAAGGAAAGCAGCACCAAGCCAGACGGAACTAAATCACCTGTAGTGAGGAAGATGCGCTATGACGCTAATACTGCATGGAGGTCAGCATTAAAACGAGCAGGCATTGAAGACTTCCGTTTTCATGACCTGAGGCACACGTGGGCAAGCTGGTTAGTTCAGGCTGGCGTTCCGATTTCGGTATTGCAGGAAATGGGTGGCTGGGAGTCTATCGAAATGGTTCGCAGATATGCTCATCTGGCACCAAATCACCTGACTGAACATGCTCGACAAATTGACTCGATTTTTGGTACTTCTGTCCCAAATATGTCCCACAGTAAAAATAAGGAAGGCACGAATAATACGTAA